CTGGTTTTGCAACATTTGCTCAACCGCAGCCTCAGTTATGTCTTTATCCACCCCGTTAGCCCAAATCCAACCTAGTACATCGTCTTGCGTCAAGTCTTCGTAAGGCGTAAACGAACCACCGGAATAAGACACCTGACAGGTGTTGATGACGCCTGCTGAATACTCACCATCAGTCGCAGTGCAACTCCAGTGGACGTTGAATACGACATCAGCATTGCCTTGAGCAAGCGGATAACAGTCCATTGCGGTAACTGACCAGACTATGTTCATTATTTCGCTCCTTTTAACAAGGCTACTTCTGCTTCAAGCTTTTCAATACGATCCATTGCTTCTTGTAGGGCTTTTAATGCCTTTAGATGCACGATAGACGTTTTCCACCCTTTAACTGTATCTACCAATACTTTTTCTTTTGTTACATTGCCGTTTTCATCTTCAACGTCACGGTCTTCATAGACTGGATGTTCGTCAATCAATCCGGGGCAGATTGGTTCCAATTCGTCAATAATGATACCCAACTGAGTCAACGCATCATCGCCGTTCTGCTCAACGTCGGATTTCATTCGATACTTGCGTAAACGAATGTTCTTTATGTCATCCCATTGACTTGGCGCATCTACAATGTCTTGCTTGAATCTACGCTCTGAAGGAATCGTGCCGTAAACCCCAGTTGTGTTTGTAACAGTTCCGGAGTCCGCTACGCGGAATTTGTATGCTCCTGCTGCAACGTTGTAGTAATTTATTGCATAGAAAGTGTTGTTTGTTGTATTTCTATTTACTGCTACTTGAAGCGGGTCTGCTGTTTGGCTCGTACTATTTGCGCGGATATAAAGCGCATGATTGTTTGCGGATTGATAGAATTCGTGAAAGGTGTCAGTAGCATTTGCATACGTTCCGTTATCACTAAACTTACTATATCCGGCGGAGGTGATACGGGCGCGTTCTGCTCCTGCACTATTAGAAAATGCAAGTACGTCTGCAGCAGGAGAACCAATAAACGCTCCTGCAGTCCCACTGCTATATTGCAAATACAGATTTAGACCATCGTTATTTCCAGCAAAGTTGACCCTACCACCCCACGATGTAATGCGATAAGTAGAGAACAAAGGCGCAGTAGTTCCGAGCACAAAGTTACCATTCGCATCCAGCGTCATCGCCTGTGTGCCGGTGTAGTTTGTTCCACCAGTTACACTCGTTTGCTGAAAAAACTGAAATTGACCGTTCTGAAAACGAATCCAAGACATATTGTCACTTGTAATCGCCTTGTACGTTCCGTCAGTTGAGGTGAATCCAATGTTGTATCCGATAGCACCGTAACCAGAACTACTAGCCCCAAGGCTAAGTGCAGAGTAGCCACCGCTGAATCCAGATACAAACAAGCCACGTTGCCCAGCATTAAGACTCGGTGTAGTCCCCAAGCCAAAATTGCCGGAGGCATCCAGCGTCATCGCTGTTGCGCCGCCGCCTGAATAGAACACCGTTTGCGTAGTGTTCGTTCCAGCACCTTGGAATGACAGCGTCCTGTATAAATTGCCGTTTGCTGTGTCCGTTACAAAGAAGTCTAGGTTTGAATTACCACCGCTAGAACTTTGAGCAACCGTCTGTATGGATGCGTGTATCTTTGCGCCGCCAGTGCTTGCATCAGCACTATAAAAACTCAACCGACCCCAAGGATTTGATGTTGACCAGCCGGAGTCATTTGTCGTTGTTGTTAGGCGCAATTCAACTGGCGTTGGAGAAACTCCAGTAGCACGACTGACCTCAATACCACTAACAGAAGAGGAACCACCAACCCCTAAGTTCGTGCCATCAAACACCAGCCCTGTGCCACTAGTTGCAACCTTAGAGGTATTTAGGTACACAACTCCGTTAGCTGTGCCGTAATTTAAAGTCTGGCTAGTCGTAACATTAGCGGTTGCTACAGTGACATTAGTAATGGTCACATTGCCACTGGTCACAGTGACATTTGCCAACGTCATGTTGTTTAACGTGCTAACCGTGTTGCCTAGCTGTATTGCCGTATTGCCAAGCGTAATCGTGGTTGCAAAGTTAGCATCCAGTTGCGATAACGGTATCGTTGCCGTTGCATTTGCAAATGTATTAGGTACTGGCATTTAGAACCTCGCTCTCAATTCATGCTCAAACTCGAAGCCGTTAATTGTAAATGGCGTCACACTGCCTTCTAACGTGATGCCTAAATACTTACCAAACATCTTGGCATCGCTCTTGTACAAATAGTAACCGCCACCCGAACTGTTTGCCGCAGCCCATCCGATCAACAAAGATGCGTTATTGCTCCAAGAGATAGGATTGCCAACATTGTTCAACCAAATAATCGCATTAGAAAACTCAATGGCTGGCGATTGCTGATTTTCTGAATCCACATACGCATCAAAGATAATTGGCTCATTGCCTAATGTTGCTTCAATGCCAATCTTTAATGCTTGCTTGTCACGAATAGGATCGCCCATTGGCAACAAAGCAGTTTCCAAAATCATATCTACCGGATTCAAGGCATCTTCGTAGAACTGATACAAGTCTTGTCCGCTAGTGCCATACAGGTTTAAGAATCCATCCTTAAATGCTGGCACAACAAAGTAGCAATTCGTTAATTGATTGGTAAAGAACCACTTGCGCTCGAAGAATGCTGCCTGTATCCAACGCTCAGTGCCATCATCATCAAACTTAAAGTTGAATACGGCGCACAGAATGTTGTTGATTAAGCACTGTCCACCGCTAATAAACTCATCAAAGTTGACTAGCGGGAAAATGCCATCCAACGGATCGCTGATCTTGGTTGTGGTGGCACCCACCAGCGCATACACCCCATATTCGTTCATAAACAACACGGAACGGAAGTAAGGGAAGATAGCGTGCTTCAGCTTGGAGCCGACTGAGGCAGATACGTTGGTATTGGTAAACAACGTTGTACCAAGTGTCGCATCCACCCGCACATCCGAGAAGACGTTGATACTGTCTTCGCCAAACACATACAAGAAGTTGTTGGCAGAAAGAATGCGCGTAATGGATGTCCGCAGTGTTGAATCACTTAACGTAATGAAGCCAGCCGTTAAGTTAATAAAATCATTGTAGGTATCGGTTGCCGTGTAATACACGGTACGATCCTGCGCAATCCAAGTACGGCCTGAGAACGTAGCAATGTCAGAGCCACTCTGATTCAAAATCGTGCAAGTCACATTGGCATTGGTGCCTGCGCCAGTAATAGTGACAGTTGGCGGGGAGGTATAACCTGTACCAGCTTCCGTCACAATCACTTCCGATACCGCATTGGCAACTACCACCACCGTGCCTGTTGCCTGCACACCATTGGCTTCATTGGGTGCGCCAAAGGTCACGGTTGTATTGGATGTCAGATAGCCACTTCCACCATTGTTGATGGTAATGGTATTGATGCTGCCAATGGAATGCAGGTCGGTGCCATTCCAAGTCTTGTAGCCTTTGACCGGATCAATAATTAGCGCACGTTCATTGCGCCACTGCGTAATCATTACATCGGCATTGGAAAAGGTATTTGCCGGAGCAATGTTTCCTTGAGCGCCTGTCGTAATGTTGACATACTGTGCCGATCCATCGTCTTGGAACGCCAGCACATACTCGTTGTTGCTAATGTTGACAGAGCCTAAAAACGAAACATTCGCAGTAAATGCAACATTCGCAAGCTGCTGATTGCCGGGTGTAATCTTGAGGTTGCCGTAGCCAATGGGCTGGATGTTTTCCAACCAGCTAAACTCGCCATCACCAATTACCGTGCGGTTGTTCTTGGTGTTAAGACCTTTAAAGTCTTTGACTACGGCGTAATTTTTTTTCTGCTCTGCCGCAGCCATATCAATACCCCGCTGTGTAAGGTGTCGGCAGCCTGCGAGTAAAAGTAGTGTTCAGAGCTTCCATAACGTGCTTGCTGTACTCTTGCTTGAAGATTTCAGCTTCACCGTAGGACTGCTCTTGGTATTTTGCTATGTAAGCGGCATAGAACGGCACCGCTTCAGTAAAGGGTGTCGGTAATACTTCGACATCAGCACCGTTGGTCATTGGATCAACCAAGACAACGGTATCAATCTCCATTTGGTACGCCTGATCAGGCTTTGGGCCAATAAAAATCTTCTTTGGCCCGTACATCGAAAAGCCTACCGGACGCCCATTGTAGTTTTGCCAATAGCGCAACTGGGCATTAAAGTCAGTCCAAGGCAGGTAGTACAGCGGAATACGTGAGTTCCCCCAGTAGAGGATCACATTCAGCACATCAACGGTATTATTGCCTTCTGGCAGGTCGGCAAAGTCAATGGTTTCGACGTTATACGGTACGGTGTGATTCTGCAAAACGCGATTGCACCCTGTGTCTCGGACAAGGGTGTTACGCCCATCGTTTATGTAGTCCGTTAGCTCTGCATCTGTC